TAGGTACTAATAGTGCAGTAACAGAAGCACAAGTAGATAACCTAAACCTTAACGGTAATGCAATTACCAGTACAAATACTAATGGCAATATTGATTTAACACCAGCAGGTACAGGTGAAGTCAACATCTCTAAAGTAGATGTAGCTTCTGGTGAAATTGATGGTACAGTAATTGGTGGTAACTCTGCTGCTGCAATTACAGGTACAACAGTTGTTGCTAATACTAGCATTAACATTGCAGGTGACGGTGCTACTGTAACAGGCATTAAAGATGAAGATAACATGGCATCTAACAGTGCTACTAAACTAGCTACACAACAGTCTATTAAGGCGTATGTAGATAGCCAAGTAACTGCACAAGACTTAGACTTTGTTGGTGACAGTGGTGGCGCACAGAATGTAGACTTAGATAGCCAGTCACTGACTGTGGAAGGCGGCACAGGCGTTGATACAACAAGTTCTGCACAAAAGATTAGTATTGCTATTGACAGCACTGTAGCAACCCTTACAGGTTCACAGACGCTTACTAACAAAACACTTACAACACCAATAGTTACAACGCCTGTAGTTAACGCAGGACTGCAACTTAAAAATGGTGCTACTAGTGCTGGCTTTGCAGAGTTTTTTGAAGATAGCGATAACGGTACAAACAAAGTAACATTGATTGGTCCTGCTTCTACTGCAGATGTTACAGTTACACTGCCAGCAGCTACAGATACTTTAGTGGGTAAAGCTACTACAGATACACTTACAAATAAAACCTTGACAAGTGCTGTGCTAAATAGTACAATAAGTGGAACTTCAATTAAAGATGAAGACAATATGGCATCTAACAGTGCTGACCACTTAGCTACACAACAATCAATCAAAGCATACGTAGACGCAGAAGTAGCTGCAATACCAGTAGGTGATATTACTTCCGTAGTAGCTGGTGCAGGTATGACAGGTGGTGGTACATCAGGTGATGTTACACTTAATGTTATTGGTGGTACAGGTATTACTGCCAATGCTGATGACATTGCAATTGACGCTACTGTAGCAACGCTAACAGGTACACAAACATTAACAAACAAAAGTATAACTGCTCCTGTACTTACAGGTTCTGCATCTGCCGCAGGTTCAATCCTATTTAAAGAAGATACAGACAATGGTACAAATGCAGTAACACTTATCGGACCTGCTGCTACTGGTGATGTAACTGTAACACTACCTGCAGCTACGGATACACTGGTAGGTAAGGCTACAACAGATACACTAACTAACAAAAGCATTGATGCATCACAACTTACTGGCACAGTAGCTAACGCAAGACTAGATGCACAGCTTCAAGATGTGGCTGGACTAGCTGTTACTAATGGTGGTTTTATTGTAGGTGACGGTTCTAACTTTGTACTAGAGACTGCAGGTACTGCACGTACATCACTAGGACTAGGTTCTGCTGCAGTACTAACAGCAGGTACATCTGCTAATAATGCAGTACAGCTAGATGGTTCTGCTAGACTGCCGGGAGTAGACGGTTCGCAGTTGACTAATCTACCAGCAACAGGTGCAACTGCTGGCTTTGCAGTAGCTATGGCGATTGCACTTTAGCACTTGACAAACGAATAAAAGTATGGTATAATTATACTTAATTCAACTAGGAGAAGATATGGCACAGGATTTTGAAAGAAACATTGCAAGGAATGTTGGTACAGGCGCAGTAACAATGCGTACAGCTAACTCCGATGATGCACTGATTGGTATCAACATTGCTAATGTTACAACAACACAGATTCTAATGGATGTGTTTATTAATGATGGGTCTAACGACTACTACATTATTAAAGATGCACCTATCCCTGTAGGCTCTGCCCTTCAGGTACTAGATGGTGGTGCAAAGGTTGTAATGCAAGCAAGTGATGTACTTAAAGTACAGAGTGATACTGCATCAAGTGCAGATGTTTGGGTGTCCGTAGTCGATACTATTAGCGCATAAGGAATAGATAATGCCGTATATTGGTCAAAAAGTTCCAGCTAACTACCAAGCTACTAAAGCAGTACAACGCTTTAATGGTGACGGTAGTGATACAACATTTACCCTGACTACTGCAGTATCCTCTGTACAAGACGTACTTGTATCAGTAGATGGTGTTGTACAGGATACTACAGCCTACACTATTCCTGATGGTACTACACTTACATTTACTGCTGCACCTTCTTCTGGTACTGCTAATATCTTCGTAAACTACCTCGCCCCACAAGCGGGTACGATTGCCCCACCTGCCGAAAACAAAGGCAACTTTAAAGGTGGTGGCTTGTTCCGTACTAACGCACAATCACTCACATCTAATATTACTATTCTAGCTACAGAAAACGCCAACGTAACTGGTCCGTTTACTGTGGCTTCTGGTGTTACATTAACCGTTGAAAGCGGTGGGACATTGGTGACGCTATGAGTACATTAAAAGCAAATACCATACAAAGCACAGGCGGTGGTGCGGCTACGCTGACTAAGCAAGCGGCGGCAAAAGTTTTTATTCGTAGAGATTTTAATAATAATGCAACAGATAGCAGTTTCAACATTGCATCAGTTACAGACAATGCGCTAGGCGACCAGTCGATGAATATCACATCAGCTATGAGTGCCGCCACTTATAGCATAGTTGGTATGGCATCTCGCAAAGGCAACAGTTTGAATTACCACGTTGTGATGATTGATGAATCTGCTGACCCTACAACAACTGTGTACATTTTGCGTTGCAGTGATGTAGCTGGCAACGACAAAGACCCAGAGTTTGTATCAACTTCTGTGGATGGAGACCTAGCATGAGTGAGATACTAGTAAACAAACTTACTGGCACAAGCACTGCTGGGTCTATTCTTGTAACAGGTGAAGGTAACAGCACGACCACTAGCTTGCAGCAGGGTTTGGCGAAGGCTTGGGTTAGGATTAATGGCATTGCGGCTACCATTGATGACTCGCTAAATTGCGGAAGTTTAACAGACAATGGTACTGGTGACTATTCTGTAGCTAGAACTAACAATATGTCATCCGCTGATACATACTATGTTATAGAGGGGCAGTATATTAATTCGGCAAACACTAACGGCGCAGATTGGTCTGGCACAACATCGGCAACAGTACAATACAAAGTTTTAGACTCTAGTGCGAGAGACCGTGACCCTGTTGGTTATTTGTTAGTAGGAGACCTCGCATAATGGCACTAGGAAAAATTAAAGCAGATACCCTAGAACACAGCACCGCTGGGTCAGTGGATACGAAGTACGTTGTGGGCGGCAGTGCAAAAGTTTGGGCAAATATAAATCAATCTGGCAATGCTGTCAGGGGTACGCTTGGGCTATCTAGTATGACAGATAATGCTGGTGGTGATGTAAGTATAAATTTTGCTAACGCCTTTGACTCAACTAATAATTACGCAGTAAATGGAACTGCTGGTACTAACGGAAGTTCTCCAGACCATTATGTGACTGGACCAGACGGGGATAGAACATATAGCACAACTACGGTTGGTTTGAATCTTATGAATTTTAACGGGTCACTTAACGACCAAGCTGTTCTTTGGATTACAGTTCACGGAGACCTAGCATAATGACAACAACACCACAGTTTCAAGGCACACATCTATGGGATAGGCTCTGTTGGGCCAAAGAGAACCTTGAGGGTGTGCAGTCAGACTACCGTGTAGTCTATGAGGACAGCGTAGATGAGTGCGCTAAGATACTTGTAGCTGACCCGAATTGGATGGCTTGCGCTTTACAGGGCGGCATCTTACCACCAGTACAGGTATATTGGGAACTAGCTAAAGATGAAGCAAAGCCTGACTTTGTAAAGCATACCAGAGGACACTTGCTCCATAACACAGAGCCTGTCGAGGCGATGACCGAAGAGCAAGCCTTGGAATATTTAATTATGAAGGATTGCCCACAGCACGTTTGGCGTGATTGGGATAGCGGCAATAAGCCAAAACTGGTAATATGCCGTAAGGAACAGCTTCCAGCGACTCGTGAGTGGCGCAATGCTTGGAAGATAAGTGAAGACCTAGCCACTGATGAAACCGTAGCC